TAAGAAGTTACAAATTGATTTACTCATTCAAGAAATTCACGGTATGATAACAACGATTGATGATGCTGTAGCAGTTGCTCCAATCATAAAAGAATATATGGATGTATCTGTTAAGAATGATGAACATTTGGTTAAGTTAGCGAGTGTGATACAACGAATAATGTTGAAGTCAGCTGGCGCAACTGATGAAAGTAGTATCTTATCCGAATCTGAAAAAGAAGAATTAATGTTAACATTACAGGAAACTGTTTCAGATTTACAAGCTGAAAAAGATAAGATAGATAAAGTAAAAACAAAATCAAAAGGTTTTATGGAGAGTTAATTAATGGCTTCTACTTTTACAACAAGACAAAAGGCTACAACTGGCATTGGTAAATTATTTGGTGGATCATCAACCGAAGAAATTTATTTACAATTTGTTCCTGGGATAGTATTAGATGTTGTGGTTAATTCCAATTCAGCGGCCTATACAACTATTAGAGATTTAAATAGTATAATTGCTAAATCTCATGTGAGTAATGATGTTGAACAAGATTCTGTAAATAAAACACGGTATTACCCCTTACTTAGAGGGATGGTTGATGTACCAACAAAAGGTGATCCTGTTTTATTATGTACATTTGGTGGTGTTAATTATTATTTAGGACCCATTAGTACAATGAATAATCCAAATTTTAATATGGATCATTTAGATATACAAAATTATAATTTGGGTGAAACTGGTGGTAAAGTAAGTATAAAAGATAGAATGAAAATATCTAAAAACTTTACAACTGTTGGAGTTAGAAGATTACAAAAATTATTCAATCCTGATTTGGATGGTGAACAAAAAGTAATTAATGAAGTGCATGGTGATTTGATTTATGAGGGTAGGCATGGTAATAGTATTAGAATTGGAAGTAGAGATGTTAATCCATATCTGATAATATCAAATGGTAGAAATCCTGCCAATATAGTTGAAAGTAATAATGATGGTTCTATTTTTGCTATGTTGAATAATGGAGCAATAAGGCAACATTTTAATCAAGATGCAAAGGTAGAAAACGATGAGGTGGTTGTAAATCCATTCCAATTGGCTGGTGATACTGTAGAAGAATCTGAAGGTAAACCACCAAAAAGATTAATAGGTGGGGATAATTATAATTATGATTATTCAAATGATCAAATATTATTAAATTCTAAAAAAATAACTTTCAATTCTAAAACAGAAAACACAACAATATCATCTTTTCAAAATACGATATTGGGTGCTGGAAATGAATTAAAAATAATTACAAATAATTCAACAACAATTGAATCTTCTAATATTTATTTAGGAGAACAAGCTAAAGAACAAAAAGAACCTTTAGTTTTGGGTAATCAATTAAAATTGGTTTTAGATGAAATGTTAAGTTTAATAGAATCATTAAAAATGTCAGGTTGTGTTGCTGGATTATCAGGACCTATAGATCCTGTATCAATACAAAAATTAACAACATTAAAAAATAAAATATCAAAACCAAAGTTTTGGAGTGAATACCACTTCATTGAAGATAATGGACAAAAGGCTTAGGAGGTCATATGAAAAAATCGGATTTTAAAATGGTGATAAGAAAAATAGTAAGAGAAGAAGTTGCTATAGCAATTCAAGAAGTAATAACTGAAATGAAACAACCAACTGTTCCGTCACTATCATCAAATCAACCAAAGAAACAAGTAAAAAAACGAGTTGTTGAAAAGAAAAACTTTACATCTAATTCAATATTAAATGATGTGTTGAATGAAACGGCGAATGATGATAGTGAATGGAAAACTATGGGTGGTGGAACTCAAACATCAGCCAATATGAATAATATTTTAAAACAACAATATGGTGAAATGATGGGTGGTGGAAATAATGTTTCATTACCTCAAACTGATATTAATGATAGACCAGTAACAAATGTTTCAGATGATTTAATGAACAATCTTACAAAAGATTATAGTGAAACATTAAAGGCTATGGAAAAATCAGCAAATAAAAGTAGAGGTGTATAATGGGTTTAAGCGCAGATTTAGAACAAGTATTTTTAGATAATTTATCTGATGCTGGTACTGAAACTATGGAAGTTGATTCTAAACAAAAGGTTAAGATAAGAGAATTATCGGGTGGTATAAGTAAGGCTATAGTAGATTTTTTACAAAAACAAACTTTTATCATAACTGATATGAAAGCAACAATAGAAATAGATGGGTTAAGAACAACAGGGCCAATAACAACAGAATTGCCAATACTTAGTCAAGGTCCTCCAGGAGCTCCAATAGCTGCTCCAGGACAACCAATACTAAGCGCTTTAAATTTAGGTAATACTGGTGGTCAGGGTGGAGTTTTACAATCTGTTGGTTATGCTTATTTAGGTAAAACATCACCACAAGGTGATGATAATTCCGATGAAACAAAAGTTAAATTAATAGATGTGATAGGAGAATAAAGTGGCAGTATTGGATACAAGTAAAAAACCTTTTATACAAGATAGAGATGATAATATCTTTATTGGAATAGATTTACCTTTTCACAAATCTGAAGGATCGGAAGGTTATTTTGCTTCAACATCTACAACAATAGATGCTGTTAAAAATAATGTTAGATTATTATTAAGTACGGAAAAGGGTGAAAGAATGTTTCAACCAAATCTGGGAGTTGGGTTGAGAAGATTTTTATTTGAACAGATAACTAATGAAACAACTATTGCTATACAGGATGAAATTATCGAATCATTTAACTTTTGGTTACCCTTTGTTAAAATAAAAGATATACAGGTAAAATTTAGTGAAGCTGATGGTATTGAACCAAATCAGATTTCCATCAATGTTATTTTTAATTTAAGTAAAGATCCAAATACTTTGGAATCAGTACAAGTTCAAATAGGAGAATAAGATGCCATATTCTGATAGAGATTATAAGACATCAAATGTAAATTATTTAAATAAAGATTTTAATTCTTTGAAATCTACATTGATTGAATATGCTAAAACATATTTTCCAAATTCATATAGAGATTTTAATGAAACATCACCTGGTATGATGTTGATTGAAATGGGCGCTTATGTTGGTGATGTGTTATCATTTTACATTGACCAACAATATAAAGAAATGTTATTACCATTAGCTGAAGAAAAAAGAAATGTAATTAACTTGGCTAATGCTTTGGGGTATAAAGTTAAACCAATCACACCAGCTTATGTTAATTTATCCATAACACAAGTTCTTGGAACTACTGGAGATGTAAATAATTTAACACCTAATTATGCAACTGCTACACAAATCCCAATAAGAACACAAGTTCAATCATCTGCAGATTCTACTTTAATTTTTGAAACATTAGATGTTGTTGATTTTAAAGTTAGTGGTTCTGTAGTTGAAGTAAATTCAAAAGATGATAATGGAATTGTATCAGATTATAAATTAACAAAAAAAGTAAAAGCAATATCAGCAGAAACAAAAACAAAAACATTTACAATTGGAACTCCCCAAAAGTTTTTAACATTAACATTGGATGAAACTAATGTTGTTGATATCATATCTGTTAAAGATTTAAATGATAATGAATATTTTCAAGTTGATTATTTAGCTCAAGATCATGTTCCAATAGAAACTTATTATACTGGTAGTACAACTATGGATGATGTAACACAAGGTGTAAGAACATCAGCCTATTCTTATTTTGATAATGCTGGAACTGTTACAGATGTAGCTGTTCCATACGCTTTAAGTTATCATAGAACATCAAAAAAATTCGTAATAGAAGTAAATGATGATGATACAACATCATTGGTTTTTGGTAATGGTATTTTAAGAAATGGTCAACTTAATCAAAGTAATTTATTACAAACGGAACAAGTTGGTTTAATTATACCTGGAGAAACTCAAAACTTTGATTCGGCATTAGATCCATTAATCAATAATGATAACAGATCTACATTAGGTGAAACTCCAGCCAACACAACCTTAACTGTAACTTATAGAGTTGGTGGTGGTACATCAGCAAATTCTGCTGTTGGTGATTTAACAACATTTGTTACATCTCCTGGAGGAACAACCACTGTAACAAATGAAACTCCAGCATATGGTGGTTCAGCTGGACAAAGTGTTGAAGAGATTAGAGCAGCTGCTAGAGCATTTTTCGCAACACAAAACAGATGTGTAACACAAGAAGATTATGAAGCAAGAACATTAGCAATGCCAGCCAAGTTTGGTGGAATAGCAAAAGTGTTTTGTGGTAGAGAAGTTGGTGATTATGTATCAGCTGATATTACTACTCCTATAAACACTTTACAATCTGCCGCTGATGATTTACAAGCGTTAATTGATTCAGTTGTTACAATGGCTACTGATAGTGATTTAAATCCTATCCGTAATCAAATAGATGGTGTAATTGGAACTTTAACTGGAGTGAATGATTCTGGCGGAATTACACCTGAACTTATATCAGCAACAATAAATCTTCATATATTATCATATAATGAAAATGGTAAATTAGTACCTGCTACAAATCCAACTAATTCTATAACTCATCCACTAAAACAAAATTTAAAATCATATTTAAATCAATATAGATTATTGACAGATGAAGTTAATATCATAGATGGTAAAGTAATTAACTTTGGAGTTCAATTTGAAGTAACATCTCATAGGTCAGCAAATAAAGCAGATGTTAAATTAAGAGTTATAGATTCAATACGAAATTATTTCACAACAGATAAAATGCAGTTCAGACAACCAATTTATATATCAGATTTAGAATATGAGATAATGGGTTTAGATGGAGTTAGAGCAGTTAATGAACTAAAATTAGTTCAAACATTTACTTTGCCTGATGGAACTGATGGTGATATTTTATACCTACACACTCTAACAGGTAGTACAGGCGATTCAAATTATAATTGGCAGTATGATTTTACTGAAGCAAATAAAAGTGGTGTAATACTCCCATCTGTAGAACCATCTGTATTTGAACTTAAATTCCCAAATAAAGATATTAGAGGAAAGGTACTTTAATAATGCATTATTATATTTTCGCAAATAAAGATTCTTGGATTTCGAGTGGTTCAAATAGAATAACTGGAGTAACTAAAAAAGACCAAAACTTTGGTCAAGATCAAATATTAGAAATTAAGAAGGAATTTTTTAATGATAGTTTTGATTATCCAACAAGGGCTTTAGTTCAATTCGATTTAACAACAGTTTCTAAATCTGTTGCTGATGGCACTATAACAAGTCCATCTTATTATTTAAGATTATATGAGGCTGAGGGTAATCAAGAACAAACATTAGATTATACTTTATTAGCTCAACCATTATCACAATCTTGGGATGAGGGTATTGGTAAAAGTGGGGATGATCCAAAAACTGTTAATGGTATCAGTTGGGAAAATAGAAATAATAAACCTGGAATATCTGCTGTTACTTGGAGTAATGCTGATGGAACTTCAGCATATGGTGGCGCTATACATTCTGTCAGTTCATCAACTCAAACTTTTTCTAACCAATCACCTGATATTGAAATGAATATAACAAATATGACAAATGCTTGGATAACAGGTTCTACAGGTGGTGGGTTTGATAATAATGGTTTATTGTTACGGTTTAGTGGTAGTGAAGAAACAGATTCAACAACATTCGGACAATTGAAATTCTTTTCAAAACAATCTCATACGATATTTTCACCAAAATTAGAGGTTAGATGGGATAACCATTTACCTGCTACAGGTTCAAATACAGGTAGTTTATCAGGATTAAATGTTACTGGAACTGAAGATAATTATCTTTATGTGAAAAGATTGAAAGAAAAATATAAAGAAACTGATAAAGTTAAATTTAGAGTTGGTGCTAGAAAAAGATATATAACAAAAAGTTTTTCAACATCTGTTCAAACTGTTTCTCAATCTTTTGTACCTGAAGGTAGTGGTAGTTATTCCATAAGAGATGTTGCTACTGGAGAAAATGTTATACCATTTTCAGATTATACAAAACTAAGTTGTGATGTCAGTGGTAGTTATTTCACACAATGGTTAAATACATTTGAACCAAATAGGGTTTATAAAATAATGTTAAAATTAAAAACCGATGATGGAAATCAACAAATATTTGATGAAGATTATGAATTTAAAGTAGTGAGGTAAATCATGGCTACAAAACAACAAGTTAGAGAACAAATAACAAAAGTTATTCAAGAGG